ATAAACGCCACATCGCTGAAATCGTATATTTCCTGTAGGATCGCTTGCACTCTACTCAAATCTAATATATAAATTAATCACTATACATTTTAAAACGATATATAGACGCGTATAGTCGACGGCCTAGAGACTATATATCAGAAACTAGGAGGATAAAATTATGGCAAGAACAAACTTTTCTGGACCTATCAATGAAGGTAATGTCCAGCAAAACAATCAAAGTAATACAACAACTTACAAACCAGGGTTAACAAGAAACGTAGGGTTTGTAGTAGCAGGTCAATCTTTTTGGCTTGATCACAATGCGTTTACTTTAACAGCAGCAGGCGTTGCTAACGTAGCAGCGGCAGCTAGACCGGCAAGTGGTAATATGACTTTAACTGCAAATGCAGCGACAATCGGAACTACTATTATGCCGTCAATTAACGGTTATGGTGGAGCAGCACAAGTTACTATAACTTCTGCAGCAGACGACAGTGGAAACGAAATGGTGTTAACAGGAACTGATATTTACGGTTTACCGCAAACAGAAACTGTTCAACCTATGGCTAATGCTGGCACAGTACAATCTACTAAAACTTTTGCAACGATTACAGATGCACAAGTTAACTTAACATCTAGTGGAGCAGCTCAACAACCAGCAGGTAACGTTTCAATTGGTGTTCTAGCAACAGATAAAATGACTGTACTTTTACAATCAACTTACAATGGTTTTCCAGGAGTTGGTTTTGGTACTGCAGGTTATCAACCAAGTGGAACTTATGGTTCAACTGTCCAAAGTAACTTAGCAAATAATATTGTAATTCCAAAAAATTCAAGAATTATGAATATTTCTTTAATTGCTGTTGAAGACCCAGGTCAAACAGCAGCTTTTGAATTTGGAGCTAACATTGGTCAATCAAGCACAACTAATACACACGACTTAAACTACTTTACAACTACATCAGCTAGTTTAAGAGCAGTTGGTCAGTATAATTTAGGTGGAGCTGGTGGAGCTGGTGGTTTAGTTCCTGATCACGCTAATTGTTACAACACTTCATATGGAGACACTAATCCATTTGCAGCTGATAAATTAGTAACAGTTACATGTGACTTTGGTGCAGCTATCACTGCAGGTGAGTGGATGATTAATTTCACTTACTTACAAGGTGTTAACGGTACTAACTAATAATTAATTAAAGTGCTCCTTCGGGAGCACTTTTTAAGGAGAAAAAAATTATGAGTAATGTAACAGCGATAAAGTCACTTTATATGGCACCTTTAAGTGCTAGTACAAATAATGTTGTAAATAATGAAACTTCTGCAGGTACTGCTGATTTAACGTTAGAATCTACAGCAGCTGGATTTGCTGAATGGGATAATGTAGCAGCTACATTAAAATTTACATCTGGTAGTGCTACAACTAATGCTATTGTTTTTACAATTGTAGGAACAGATAAAGATGGAAAAGCTGTGACTCACGAACACACTGGTCCAGGAGGAAGTTCTAATAATGACACAAGTATTACTTTTACTTCAGTCACAAGTATTTCAAAACCTTCAACGGCTACAAGTTTATCTATAGGTACAAACGCTTCTGGCGCAGGACCTATTTTTGCTGGTAGAACAAGATTAAGAGGAATGCACGTTCACGCGGGTGCAGGCGCAGTAGGTTTAATTGTGAGAGACGCATCCACTACAGGAACAATCGGTTTGCATATGGGAATTCCAGCAGGAGCTACACTTCAAACAGATCCTTATATTCCAGATAATGGAATATTATTTCCAAATGGTGCGTATACTGATGTCACAGGATTAGGTTCGGCTACATTCTTCTATGATGGATAGGAGGGTAGATGGCAAACACTACTTCAGGTACTACAACATTTGATAAAAACCTTTTCATTGATGATATTATAGAAGAGGCTTATGAAAGATGTGGACTTAGAGGAGTTGCTGGTTACCAGCTTAAAACTGCTCGAAGATCATTAAATATTCTTTTTCAAGAATGGGCTAATAGAGGAATACACCTTTGGCAAATTGCTGATGGTTATTGTACACTAGTGGCTGATACAAATGAATATATTGCCTACCGTTCTAGTGGTGATGGAACATCTACATTATTAGATAATGCAGGTGCGCAATTATTTAGTGTAGATGATATTTTTGAAGCTTCATACAGAAATAACGCTGGAACTACTAGTCAATCAGATAGTCCATTAACAAAAATTTCAAGATCAACTTATTCTTCTTTATCTAATAAATTAGCTACAGGCCAACCTTCTCAATACTGGGTCCAAAGATTTATAGATAGAGTTACAATTACTTTATACACAACTCCAAGTTCAAGTCAGGCTGGAGACAGAGTTTTCTTTTACTACATGAAAAGAATAGATGATGTTGGAGATTATACAAATGCAACTGATGTTCCTTATTATTATGTTCCATGTATGTGCGCGGGCTTAGCTTATTATTTAAGTATGAAATATGCACCGGATAGAACACAAAATTTAAAATTACTTTACGAAGATGAATTATTAAGAGCGGAGGCAGCGGATGGTTCGGAAGCAAGTACTTACATTACACCGAAAACGTACTATCCTAGTATTTAATTATGGCTCGTTTTGCAAAAGGAAAATTCGCTTTAGCGGTTTCTGATATTAGTGGACAATCATTTCCATGGAATGAAATGGTTACTCAATGGAATGGTTTATTTGTACACTATTCTGAATTTGAATCTAAACAACCACAATTAGATCCTAAACCAAGTGCAGCTGATCCTACAGCTTTACCCACAACAAGACCTCAACAGCCACCTGCTGATGCCTTAAGATTTTTAAGTTTTAATCCAATAACAACTTATGCAGCGGGAAGTTCTATAGTTAATGTTTTTGAAGAAAATCATGGACGACAAAAAGCTACTTACGTAAGATTTAGAGGACCTCCAGGAGTAGCTGGAGCATTTAATAATATAGCTACTATTGATGGAATTACAGGAGCTCAAATTTGTGATGCTTCAGGACATAAACTTATTCCTGGAATATGGACAAGTACTACCACTACTCTAGTGGGAACGATTGATGCTACTCAAACCACTGGGATAACTTTGACAAGTGCTACTGGATTTGAAGTAGAAAGTCCTCGTACTCCAGGTAATGTAAATTTTTTCTCTGATGGAACACCTATTAATGCAGTGATTATTGGAGCAGAAGTAATAGCCTATACGGGAATTACAAATAATGTATTAGATGGCGTGGTAAGAGGATCTTTTTCATCTACGGGTGCAGCACATACTGCGGGAGACGCAATTAGATGTCTGCCAGATCCCTTAAATAATTATAGTGTAGATACGTCAGATCAAGGTGGAACTGATACAGCAACCACTGGACAAATTGGTGGAGGAGGATATAATACATCCTCAGGACCAGTAACATTAAAAACGATAGGACCACAATAATATGGCATTTGTAGACGACGGATTCACATACGCAACTTTAACAACAGCAATTCAAAATTACTGTGAAGTAGATACTTCTGTATTTACCGCTGCTATTACAGATGAATTTATTGGAAATGCAAGTTTAAGATGTTTAAGAGATTTAAATATAGATGCGTATAGAGCTTCAAAAGTAGGATCACTGGTAATTGGACAACAATATATTAATGCTCCTGCAGGATGCTTATTTGTAAGATCTATTCAAATAACAGAAGATGATACGACTCCGGATACTACTAAGTACTTAGAAAAAAGAGATGTTACTTTTATAAATGAATATAATAAATTTGCAGATCAAGGAAGCGGCGTTACTACAGGTAGAGATATACCTAAATATTATGCAATGTTTGGAGGAACTACGACTATGACTGGGGTTACAGATAGTTCTTCAGGGACAATTATGTTTGCTCCATGCCCAGATAAAACATACAGTTTTCAAGTGAATTTTTCAAAAAGACCTCCAGGTCTTACAGGAAGTAATACAACTACTTATTTAAGTATGAATTTTCCAAATGGACTCTTATATGCCTGTTTGGTAGAGGCTTTTGGATATTTAAAAGGCCCTATGGACATGTTGACATACTACGAACAAAGATATAATAATGAGATTGAAAAGTTCGCAATGGAACAAATAGGTCGAAGAAGAAGAGACGATTATGATGATGGAACACTTAGATTATATATTGACTCGCCTTCACCTTCAAAGTAAAAGGGATTAGGAGAAAAAAATTATGGCTATAACTTCAGCAGTATGTAATACTTTCAAAGCAGAATTAATGAAAGGTGGACATAACTTTAATACATCTGGTGGAACACCAGCTGGAAACGCATTCAAACTATCTTTGTATTCATCAGCCTCTGCAAACTTAGATGGTACAACATCTCAGTATACTGCACCGACAGATGGAACAGCAGATCCAACAAACACTTACGAAGTTACTTCAACTTCATCTGGATACACAACAGGTGGAAAAGCTTTAACTAATAGTGGGGTAACGGGAACTTCTTCAACAACTACAAGTTATACCGACTTTGCAGACTTATCTACAGCAAACGGTACGTCTTGGACTTCAGCAACTTTTACAACACATGGTTGTTTAATTTATAATACAACTGCAGTTACTGGATTTACAACTAACAGATCAGTATGTGTTGTTTCATTTGGTGGAGCTAAAACAGTTTCTAATGGAACTTTTTCTATTGAGTTTCCAACAGCAAGTACATCAGCAGCGATTCTGAGAATAACATCATAAGGAGTTAAGTCCTTATGGCTGATTCTACAATCACAGTCACAGTCGGCACAGGTACACAGTATCTTGTAGGTGGTTCAGGTAATGTGTATAAATTTGATGGTGCACAACCTTCAAGTTTTACTTTTCCGTGGGTTCAAAGTGGAACAGTAAGATTAGATCAATCAGCTGCTTCAAACGATAATCATCCTTTAATTTTTACTACTTCTAATAGTACTAACACGGCTACGATGAGAAGTGGAATTATTTCATCTAATGTAACTTATTATTTAGATGGATCATCTAATCAATCCGATTACACTAATACAACTACTTTTAACGCAGCTACAACAAGATACATAGAAATTGCTCCTGCAACATCCACTGATTTTTATTTTGCATGTTGGGTACATGGAATTTCTATGGGAGGAATTGTAGATATTACAGGTAATACTTGGGGTGCACTTACATGGGGAGAAAATGAATGGAATGATCAAGGTGATGAAAGTGTAACTTTAACTGGTCAGGCTATGACTGTAGTTGCTAATGCAGCTGGAGTTGTTGCTACACAATTCCCTGGTTGGGGTACTTTAGAATGGGGTGAAAACGGCTGGGGTAGTGTTAATGAAGCTAAAGAAGTTTTACCAGGTCAAGCTGCAACCATGTCTTTAGGTACATTAACTCCAGTTATAGGAGAAGTATTAACTGGTTTCCAAATTCAAACAGTAGTGGGCACTCCTACAACTACTTTTGATTTTGCACTTTCCGTAACAGGTCAAGAAATGAGTGTAGCTCAAGGAGTCCTAGGTGTTAACTCTGATGAAGATACAGAAGTAGGAATGCCTAGTAATTTAAACACTATGTCTGTAGGTGCTTTAACTGTTAATCAAAATGCAGATGTAAATGTAGGACTTTCTGGTTTTTCAATGTCTACAGAAGTTGGAAACTTAATTGAAGCAACACAAGTAAAAGTTACCCTTACTGGTCAAGCTATGACAGGAGCTGTAGGTGCTATTGCACCAGATGATATGGCTGTAGGGGCTGTTTCTCCAGGTGCTATGACAACTACTGTTAATCCTGCTGTAACTGTTCCAAATTACGATACACGGGTATCATTGACTGGATTTGAAATAACTGTTAATATAGGAACGCAGTTTGGTATTTTACACTATGGAGATGTTGACACTGGAACAAATACATCATATACAGATGTAGATACAACCCAAGCAGCGGCTTAAGGAGAAAAATATGGCATCGACATATAATAGTTTAGGTATTCAATTAATGGCAACCGGAGAAAATGCCGGTACATGGGGAACGAATACAAATAATAATTTAAATTTCATCATGAATACCTTAGGGTATATTGATGTTGCATTAACAGCTGATAGAACTTTAACAATTCCAGATGGGTCTACAGGAACTTATGATGGTAGAGCTATGTGGATTAATTTATCAGGAACTACTGGTGGATCTAGAGTTTTAGATATAGCAGCACAAGCAGGAGATCCTGCAGCCAATATTGAAAAACCTTTTATCATAGTCGATAATACAACAAGAAGTGCCCCAGCTAATACAATTACATTTAAAGTAACAGGTCAAACAGGAATTTTAATACCTACTGGTGGAACAGTTTTATGTTTTCACAATGGAACAGATATTGTTTCTTCAGGTTTTCCAAGCACTACAGGAGCTCAACCAGCGTATACTTTACCATCAGCAGATGGTACAGCGAATCAAGCATTAGTTACTAATGGTTCAGGAGTAGTAAGCTTTGGAGACGCAGGAATATCAACAGGAAAAGCTATTGCAATGGCAATGATTTTCGGATAAAAAACAAAAAGGAAATTAAATTATGGCAAACCCAAATATAGTAGCAGTAGCAAGTATTTACGGTGAATCGCAAGGATTCAATTTAAGTAATACAACAACTACAACTTTGATCGCAGCAGTGAGTTCAGGTAAATTAATGAAAGTTAACAGAATTACAGTCGCAAATGTTGATGGATCAGCAGCAGCTGATGTTGATGTTTCAATTGTTAAAGCAGGATATACTTCTGCAGCCAATGGTGCCAGCATTGGAGTTTCAACATCATTTTTGGCAAAAACAATTTCAGTCCCAGCAGATGCGTCTTTGGTTTTATTAGACACACCAATTTATTTACAAGAGGGTGACGTACTTAGAGGTGGAGCAAGTGCTGCGAGTGATTTAGATTTATTCATATCGTACGACGTCATTGCGGTCTAGGAGGTAATTAGCTATGGCAAATGGCGGAATTATCGGACCGGTAAATACAGTTTCAGCAAATTACAATAAAGATAAAGTTACAGCTATAACAGGAACAGGGTCTTTTACTAAGGCTACAACTAATCCTGCAGCACCAGGTAAAGCAACAGTTATTCTTGTTGCTGGTGGTGGTGGATCAGGAGGTGATGGCGGTGGAGCTGGCGGTGCTGGTGGTATGCTTATTACAACATGTCATCCTTTACCAGGAAGTTCAGTCCCTGTTACAATTGGAGGTGGTGGTACAGGTGGATCACATCCACCAGGATCAGGAACAACAAACGGCTGTAATTCAGTATTTGCATCATCAACACCCTTAACAGCTACAGGCGGTGGACGTGGTGGTCAAGCAACTCAAAGATGTGGACAACCCGGCGGATCTGGTGGTGGAGGAATGGAATATAATCCAGCTACTCCAACTGGAGGAGCATGTGGTTTTGGTAATGGAACAGCAGGACAAGGAAATAACGGTGGAGGTTTAGCTGCACCAGGTAATGGAGCCGCAGGAGGCGGTGGTGGTAAAGGCGGTGTAGGACAACCAGGAGTAGCCCCATCTGCACCTACATGTGGTGTTCAAGGTGGAGCAGGTTTAAGTATTGCACCTTATCTTGCGGATGCAGAAACAGGATACACTATCCCTAACTGTGGAATTTATGCTGGTGGAGGAGGCGGAAGACTATACTCTGGTTCATGTAATTCTAACACAGGAGGTGGTGGATCATGTGGATCATACCCTCCAAGTCCATACCCAGGACAAAATGGAACACCAAACACAGGTGGTGGAGCAGGAGCTGGTTCAGGAAATAATCCAGGAGGAACTGGTGGTCCAGGAGTGGCTATAGTTATAGAAGAATGTCAAGTATCAAGCGGTAACAAAGCACCAGGGGTTTGGCAATTAAACACAGTATATGATTTCGTAAAAAATGATAATTGGATTTATAATGAAGCAGATGTAGATTTCTTAGTAGTAGCTGGAGGTGGAGCAGGAGGACATACAAAAGGTGGTGGAGGTGGAGCTGGAGGATTTAGAACTTCTTGTGGAAGCCCTTCGCCTATAAATATTTGTAAAGTTTCAGGTTTAAGATGGGGTACTTATGCAGTAACAGTAGGAGGTGGTGGAGCAACTAACCCAGGACCAGGAGGAGGTCCTGCTGGCTCAGGGACTGCGTCAATTTTTAATCCAGGTGGAACAGAAACTACTAATATGATTAGTACGGCTGGTGGTGGAGGTGGTGGTGCTCAACCTATTAGTAGTGGAGCCGGAAATGCTGGAGGTTCAGGTGGAGGTTCATCTGACAATACTTCAGGTCCTAGTGTAGGAGGTAGTAATACTCCTCCATATCCAGGTCAACAAGGTAATCCAGGTGGTATAGGAAAAGCAGTTCCTCCATCCTCTGGTGGAGGTGGTGGTGGTGCTGGCGGTGCTGGTAGTGGTGCTCCAGGAGTAGGTGGAGCAGGTGGTGCAGGATTAGCAAATACAATAACTGGATCTCCAGTGTTTTATGCTGGCGGTGGTGGTGGAGCTGGAAATGGTGGTGGAGGTGCCGGTGGAACTGGTGGTGGAGGCCCAGGAGGTGGTCCCCCAACTAGTATCGCTGGATGTGCAGGTTTAGCCAATACTGGTGGCGGTGGTGGTGGAAATACACCTGGTGGACCTAGTGGTGGTGCCGGTGGTTCAGGAATAGTAGTTATTAAATCAACTGCCTTTTTAAAAACAGATACTAATTGTGCACCAGTTAGTTCACCTGATGGTGGTACATCTACATTTATAGCAACATTTAGAGCCTCAGCTAATTTAACTTTGGGAGGAGGTGTTCCTTCTAATGGTTTTGATTACCTAGTCGTTGGTGGCGGCGGAGGTGGAGGCGGAATTTGTGGTGCTGTTGCTTCTGGTGGTGGCGGAGGTGGTGCTGGTGGTTATAGAACTTCTTTCCCAGGCGGAACAAAAGTATTTTTAGAAACAGGATCTAATCAAGTAGTAGTGGGTGCTGGTGGAGCAGGTGGTATGGCTACTGTGTGTGGAAGAACTGCATCTCAAGGAAGACCAGGTACTGACTCTTATGTAGCATATATTACTTCTTTTGGTGGTGGAGGCGGTGGAGGAACCGCTTGTAATAGTATTGGAACTGGTAGTAGTGATGGTCAACCAGGAGGATCAGGTGGTGGAGCTGGAGCATGGAGTGGACAAAATGCTCCAGGTGGAACAGGAAATATTCCTGCTGTTAGTTCACCAGGCGCTCCTGTTCAAGGAACTAATGGTGGCCCTAGTAATTCTGCAGGTGCACCAGGTTATGGATCTGCCGGAGGTGGTGGAGCATGTGCTGCTGGTAGTTCAGGAACCCCATCAGACGGTGGAGATGGTGGTGCAGGAAAAGCAAATTTAATTTCAGGAGGCTCAGTCACTTATGCAGGTGGTGGTGGAGGATCTACTTATTCTGGTGGAAGTGGTGGAAGTGGAGGCGCTGGGGGTGGTGGAGCTGGAGCTACAGGTCCAGGTGTAGGAACCGCTGGAACAGCAAATACTGGTGGTGGTGCAGGTGGAAGTAATAATAACGCATCTAGTGCAACAGGAGGCTCAGGAGTCATTATTTTAAGAATTCCAACAGCTTGTGCACCAGGTAGTTTAGCAGCTGCTCCAGGTTCTAATACAATAGCAACAGTTGGCTCTTGTAAAGTAGCAACATTTACAGTAACTGGGACATTGACAGTATAATAAAATTAAATTATAAATATAACTTTTAAGGAGTATAAATATGGCACATTTTGCAGAAATAAAACAAAAGACTGATCCAACTGGACATACGACTGATACTTTATGGGTTGTTGAAAGAGTAATTGTTGTAGGTAATGATATTAATACAGCAGCAGGTCCTTTAGGAGAAAATGATATGCATGCAGACGGAGAAGCATGGTGTAAAAATTTCTTTAAAGGTGGAGAATGGAAACAAACTTCTTATAATCACAATTTTAGAAAACAATACGCAGGTAAAGGTTACACTTTTGATTTTGCTAAAGATAAATTTATTTCAACTCAACCATATCAATCTTGGACATTAGATGGAAATGATGATTGGAAAGCACCAGTTGCTTATCCAACTATTGTTACATATGATGGAGATAAACGTTATTCTATATCTTGGGATGAAGAAAATTTAAAATGGGTTGCAAGAGATGAAGGAGTTTGGAACGCTTCAACAGAATCATACGACACAGAACCTGCAAATTTCAATTGGGATGCATCAGCGTTAGCTTGGGTATCCGCATAAGGAGACTCAACTATGGCTAGTCCTTCAGGATCAGCAAACGGCGGTATAATTGGAGCAACGAATAATTCTTCGTTTGGAAAAGATAAAATTACATCAATTACAGGCACAGGATGTCATACTACTTTAGCGGGAACTAGAGCTGTTCAAGCTTTACTTGTTGCTGGCGGTGGTGGTGGAGCCGGTGGTGGCGGTGGAGGCGGAGGCCTAGTAAATTCAACAGCTAACGTATGTGGTAATACAGCTTATCCAATAGTAATTGGAGGCGGCGGTAGTAAAGGCGCTGATCCAGGTTCAGGCGGCCCTGTTGCAACTGATGGAGACGTTTCAACTGGATTTGGTTTAACTGCGTGTGGAGGTGGTAAAGGTGCAAGAAATAATGCTGGTAACCCTTGTGTTCCGGCTGTACCTGCTACTGATGCCGCTCCAGGAGGTTCTGGTGGTGGAGCATCCAGAGGATCCAATCCAACAGCTAATAACAATGGTGGAACAGCCGTAACAGGTCAAGGAAACCCTGGTGGTAATTTTGTTTATGGTGGTCCTCCAGGATCACTAAGTCCTGCAAATGATATGTCTGCAGGAGGAGGTGGTGCAGGTTCGGCAGGTACTTCCTATGTAGCAAACACAGCAACTCCCGGCGGTAATGGTTTAGATGTAAGTCCAGACTATGGAAATATTGGACCAACATGTTCAGTTTTCGCTGGCGGTGGTGGCGGCGGTGGAAATAATGATAGTCCTGCAGCACCAGGTGGTGGTGGAGCAGGTGGTGACGGAAGTCCGGGAACTCCTACTCCTGATGCAACGGCAGGAACAGCTAATACTGGTGGTGGTGGCGGTGGCGGTCAAGGAACAAATGGATATGGTAGTGGAAATAGTGGTGGTCCAGGAATTGTAGTCGTAAAAGAATTAAATAAAGCAAGTGGTGTGTGGTCATTACAATCACAAATGGCAGCTCAAGAAAATGGAACATGGCCAGATGGATCAACTTGGGTAGAAGTTACAGCAGATTTCTTAATTGTTGGTGGCGGCGGTGGCGGCGGATTTGGAGGAGCTGGAGACGGAGCCGGTGGTGGAGGAGCTGGAGGTTATCTAACTTCTTATTGTAATGCTTGTGCCGCAGGTCTTGTTTTTAATGCCGCAACCTATAACGTAATTGTAGGAGCAGGTGGAACAGGAGCAGGTTGTAGTCAACCAGGCGATGATGGTAATGGAACTGACTCTTCAGTAGTATATGGAAGTTGTACACGTACTGCTGCCGGTGGTGGTGGCGGTGGACCAGTTGGTCTAGTAGGAGGAAATGGAGGTTCAGGTGGTGGTACTGGTGCGCAAGGACCAGGACGTGCCCCAGGAAATTTCCCTGCGATACCAACAGCTTTAGGAGGACCGCAAGGTGATTTTGGAGGTTATGGAAGTCCAGGAGGAGCTTCTCCTAACAGTAGAGGTGGTGGAGGTGGTGGAGCAAATGGCCCAGGAAGTCCATACGCAGGACCTGGAGGAGATGGTAAACCAAATTCAATTTCAGGAGCAGCTGTGACATACGCTGGTGGTGGCGGAGGTGGTGAAAGAGCCCCAAGTGGTTCACCAGGAGCTGGTGGAGCTGGTGGTGGTGGAGCTGGATGTGTAAATGGAACTGTTAACACCGGAGGTGGTGGTGGAGGTGGTGGAGGTAGTTCACCAGGAAACACTAATGGTGGATCAGGAATTGTTTATTTAAGATTTCCAAGTGCTGTTACAGTGGCAGTATCTCCCGGTACAAATACTATAAATCCTGCACCAGGTTGTACACAAATAGCTAAATTTACTGTAAGTGGAAC